TGTTTTCTTTTTTGGGCCGCCCGCCCTTGAGGCCATTTGCGGCGGATGATTTTGCTTTACGGTCTGATTTAACAGAGCCGCCTTTACGGCCTAACGCGGCGGCGGCTTTATTAAGTTCAATTTCCGCTTCGTTGGCCGATTGCTCCACAATCTTATCGCCAACAGCGTCACAAGCCTCTCGCGTGATTGCAAACCATACACCCATATTTGTTTGCGCCTCAAGCCGATCAACAACATCATTAAGTCCATCGGCCAGTAAGATTTTTTTGACCTGTGCTTGTTTGGCTTTGTCAATCCAGTTATACAGCGCGTCATATGATTTTTTTGTCCACATAATGTTAATCCTCCTTATAATTTGGTGTGTTGTCGGGTCTCTCTGTTGCTCTCTCTTGCATCGGGGTGTACTCGCCCTTACCTATCTCGGTCAACAACCGGCGGCAATGGTCGCAGTAATAAGCGGCTACATTAACCGTGCCGCCGCCAAAAGACATACGCTCTTGTTGATGGTATACTTTACGCGTGTCAATCGCCGTGCCGCATCTCTCGCAACGTCCCTGATAATCGCTCTCCTCCATCTCCACAACCGCATCAATATTACGGTAAGAGATAACTTCTCCGCGTCCCGCGTCCACCATAGCCTTTTGCATCTGGCTAAATATTGCGGGAGTAAAATAATCAATCTTTGGATGGGTAATCGTTTCAATTTTCCCGTCCGGGCGTTTAACCGTTACTTCTGTTTTTCTGTTTGCGAGTGTTTTCATTTTTTAATCCTCCCTTATCTATTGTTGATGCTAATATATCCTAATCGCTTAGGTTTGTCAAGGATTATTTTTAATTATTTTAATTTATTTTGCAATATTAAACAATATCAAGAGGTTACATGCTAAAAAAGATTGAAAATAAACAAGGAAAAGGGAATAAAGTATATAATTCCCTAAAATAATTACGCATTACTCGAGCCTGGACACCATGTTGCGCGGCGATCCCATAACAAAAGAATCGCCACGCCTGACGTTCGCTTTCGGCCTCAGTCACCAGATTAAAAATCTGATTTTGATAGTTGAATTGGCCGGTGAATTTCATTCTTTGCCCTTGCTTCTTAGATAAGCCTTTGCACGAATGTTTCTGCGTGCACGATCCCTGACATATTCAATAACTCCGCCTTTTATATTAAAGGCTACTTTCTCCGCTGGTTCAAAAACTCTTTGCCAACGAGTTTGGTCTTTCATCTTGAGATTGAATTTAAGGTTTTTCCGATTAATTACGTTTTCCATTTTCCCCTTCTTTCTCCCCGTCAAGCCGATAGGTCAGCATGTTGTTATGGTTAGGCAATCCCGTTTTTAATGCAATCTTTTTTCAATCCGTCTGTGACATTCCACATGATGGGATAATTGTTTTCACGTTCAAACATAAAAATACCCTTCTTGCCACTTCTACCGCGATCATTAAAATATCATCGGTGTAATCCACGTTATTAATCCACATTTCTTTATACATGGCCACAAGAGCGGTTTGACGATAATGATCACCATATCCGTATTGATAAGGACAATAAATCGTGAACCCTGTTGAAACATCTGTCACATTTACAGAATGATAAGTGTTCCCGTTCATCTTATCAAACCACCGTACTACATTAGCTACATACTGAATTTTGTTTGTTGACATTTTCACGCCTCCTTTTTTTATTTAAATCCTGACCGGCTGCTTGATCTCTCGGATTGTCTTGATCTTCTTAGCTGGTTTATTTCCCTGTGAAATGCTGACATACTGTTGATATGCTGTTAATTCTTCAGGGCTTCCCTTTTGCGCTTTGTAGAGTGTTTTCCAGCTTTCTCGTGCTTTTTGTTCTTGTGTCATAATTAAATGCTCCTTTCTTTATTTGATCTCCTTTTTAAAATATGGTTGGTGCGTTAAAGCTTCCGATTATCATAACGCCTTTATATAGTGCAAAGGCCGTGCCGTTTGTGCTTATATGCCTTTGTTTATTAATGGGTTTAATATCAATAGGTTAGATGCTGATGAGTTTTGCTGTTTTTGATGAGGAGTGCTTAAAAGCCTCTTTAGTGGCAGCAAATACCCGGATTATGGGCTTTTTGACACAGGCCAGTATTGAGTAATGATAACATGAGGTTGCAAGGTAGTTGTAGCATGCAACTATCGGCTTTTGTGGGCTTTTTGACACACTAAATAAGAGAGGCAATCGAGGAGTGAGGGACACAAGGCTGCCTGTGTTCAAGTGGTTCATTTTGGGTCATCCATTTTGGGTCATCCATTTTGGGTCATCCATTTTGGGTCATCCATTTTGGACTATTCATTATGACCTAGTCTGTGCAGAATAGATTTTGGGGGTATATTTGGGGGCATGCACAAATTATACTACAAGGAAACGCAATGATTTAGGCTTGTTAAGCTATTTGTTCGAGTCCTCGCATGGGTCACTATTAGACATTGCTTTGTTTTTTGTTGTTGATCGTGCCCTGGCCTCCTGCTGGCATCTGCTGACCTGGTCCTTTTTGGGCAAAAAGAATGCTTGCCTTGACCCCCCACCTACCCCCTTTTTGGTTTTTACCCCCTCACCATGTTTCTATTGTATCCCATCCCCGTATGCGTTCGCCGCTACTATTTCTCTTTAATAAAAATTTTTAAAAATAATCCTTGACAACTAATAAACTTTATGGTTATGTCATCCTTGGCTGACGGGAGTACGCGTTTCAAGATGTCGGTAGCCGAATCTGGGCTTTGCCTGGAGGACTAAAAGTTGTCTGAAACTCAACGTGCTCTCGTCTTTATTCACTTCTTGGAGGGGATTCAATGAAACGCATTCGTATAGAAATCATTAATCAATTTGGTTCACAGAGGAAATTCGCAAAGGCTATTGAGTTACATGAAACTACTGTTAGTAACATTCTTTCGGGCGCCATGGAAGCGACGGAAGACTATCAGCAGAAGTTTGTAAAGGCATTGGGTTTTAAATGGAGTGAATTAAATAAAGAAATTTAGAGGGGTCTCTTGTGGGAAACAATCCGTTTTTAGAGGCCGCTTTACAGTATCGTTTTAAAAACAAGTGGTCAGTAATTCCTATTTGTCCGGGGGATAAGAAGCCCTTGGTCAAGTGGATTCAATTTCAAACCAGATTAGCAACAAGGGAAGAGATATTAAACTGGTGGGGAGATACTCCTGACGCTAATGTTGGCATTGTTACGGGCATGCTTAGCGGCCTTTTTGTTGTAGATATCGATTCAGAAGAAGGTGATTATAATATTAATAAATACCTTCCTGACACCTTGATGACTCCGACCGTGAGAACTCCGACTGGATGGCAGCATCTTTATTTTATTTTCCCTGCAGATTTGAAGATCACGGTTGGTGTTGGCAAGATACCGGGGACGGATTACCGTGGTGAAGGTGGTTATATTGTGGCACCGCCTTCGAAGCTCTATGCAGTAAATTCAAAGAAGGGAATTGCAGGAGACTACTCCTGGGATATTGGCACGGACGGATGCGCGCTAACAGATCTTCCAGCGGCCTTAAAGGCCGCATATAATAATATTATATATAATAATAATATTATATATAACTCTCTCTCTCCGGCTGCAGACGAAAAAAACGGTAAAAACCCATCTGGCCTGTCACAACCTGTTACATTATTTGAGAATGGAACGAGGGACAATGATCTGTTCCATACTGCAAATTGTCTTGTAAAAGGCGGTATGCCAAAAGAAGAAATTACACAAATACTTGAAAGGCTTGTTGTTTCGTGGGGAGAGAATCCGGACAAGAAATGGATTGTGACAAAATGTAACAGCGCTTTAGACCGTGCGGAGAGGAAAGAAAGAAATCTTTCTGCTGAAGTTGAGTCTTGGATCTTGTCACAATCGTGTAACATGTCTGTCACATCGTGTTACAACGAGTTACAAGTTGTCACAAAAGAGGACAAAACAGCGGTGCGAATGGCGCTTAAACGCTTGAAAGACAGGGGAATTATAGAAGAATCCGGTAATAGGCCAGGCTCATACAAGTTAGTAGAGAAGGATGTTAATTTTATTACCTTTGAAGAGCATGAAGAGATTGAGGTAGAGTTTCCGGTAAAGTTACCCCTGGGGCTAAACGATATTGCAGAAATCAGTCAGGGGAATATAATTCTGGTGGCAGGAGAGTTTAATTCCGGAAAGAGCAGTTTCTGTTTAAATGTTTTGAAGGACAACAAGGAATGGTCTCCACTCCGCTACATTTCATCAGAGATGGGTAAGTCAGAACTTAAGAAGCGATTCGCCGCCTTTAGTTTGCCGCTCAGTTTTTGGAAGCAATCGGACCTTACCGATTATGTAAAGCGGAGTTCTGATTTTCACATGGCCATCCGGCCGGACGCGATCAATATTATCGATTACCTGGAATTCAAGGATTCTGATTATTTTCGAGGGGCGGAGTTTCTCACCCAGATACAGGACAAATTAACAACGGGAATAGCAATTGTCGCTATTCAGAAAAAGAAACATCAGCAAATGCCCAGGTCGGGTGATCTTGTTATGGAGAAGCCAAGACTGGCTATCGCCTTCTCGACTTATCAGTCAACCTCGAATGAAAATCCGGAAGGTATTTGCGAAATTCTTAAATGCAAAGCGCCGAAGCATGGTAAAATAGATGGGAAGAAGTGTCGCTTTGAACTGCAGCAGAGAGGTTCAAGATTTCATATACTGAACAATTTCGGATTCCTTCGATTCTAGAGGATTCTTGAGGTTCTGACATGGCCGCTAAAAATCTATACAGAGGGATCTTTGCTTTCCATGTTGAGAAGAAAAAAGAATATGCGCAGGCCTATTCTCTTGAGCAGGCGAAGAAACTCATGGTAGATAAAATGGCGAAGAAACAGGGAGTGGACCCGAAGGTGATCTGGAATTGGATGCACGATCATCCAAACAGTTGGACAGTGAAATTGGAAATTGAGTGGACAGAAGTGGAGGGAGTGGAATGAGAGAACGTCCGATCTTAATGTCAACACCGATGGTGAAAGCAACTTTGGCAGATATTAAATCTCTGACGCGGCGTACAAAAGGATTAGAAAAAATAAATAATGCACCTGATCAATGGGTTCAAGCCACAAAACACAAAGATGGAAGTTTTATATTTTGGGGCCCGCTGAAAGTCACGGATAAATTTGCACAAGAAGCATACCCTGAGGGCGACGGTTTTAAATGCCCTTACGGTCAAGTTGGCGATTATCTTTGGTTGAGGGAAACTTTTGCGGGATGCCCTGCGGGAATTATCCACTATAAAGCTGACGGATTATTACGCCCACCAAATGAAATAATAAACAGCGAAGGGAAAGAAGTACCGACGCATTGGCGACCTTCCATCTTTATGCCGCGCTGGGCTTCCCGTATTACGCTGGAAATTACCAATGTTAGAGTGGAGAGGTTGCAGGAGATTACGGAAGAGGATGCAATAAAAGAGGGCATCACGAATATTTATGCAAACTATAGTAACTCATTTCAGATATGGTCAGGCAAAAAATATTTAAGTGGAAATTCGGCTAAAGATGTTTTTTGTCAACTTTGGGATTCTATCAACGGTAAAAAGTATCCGCGGTCATCAAATCCATGGTGTTGGGTAATTGAATTCAGGAGGATAAAAAATGATTAATTTGAACAGTCTGAACGGCGCGGATAAATTGCTGGCAATAATTCAAAAAACCATTATGAATGAATTCCCGGATGAAGAACTTGTTGGCGTGGAAATGGGAGTTGCTTATGGTGGCGGTGTTGAATCTCTGGGTAAAATGTGGAAGGGACGCGGAGTTGTTTGGGGTTTTGATACCTTCACCGGTCATCCAAAACAATTATCTACCGGTCCGGAATCAACAGGGGCCAACTGCATGGATGGCCACTACAAGGAACATGGTAAAGAAAAATTATCCATCGCTTATCAGCGCGCCGAATTAGCCAGGCAGGAATTGGATGTGCTTCTTCTTCGGGGATTAATTGATCATCACTCATGTTGGTTTTTACACAAAATCCACTATTGCCTTCTTGACCTTGATATTCTTTCTTCCATGAAAGATGCGTATGAAGCTGTCCGGCATCGGATAGTGGATAGAGGTGTTCTTTGCCTTCACGATGTTGTTGGCCCTGCTGAGTTTATAAAAGCCCTGCCGGAACTTCATCGGTGGTATGAAGAAATAAAAAAGAATCCACAGTGGGAAGTTGTTGGAGAATACAAAAAAGAAGCTCTCGCTGTTTTGATGAAGGTGCGGTAATGGACGGTAAACCAGGCAATGAGCCGAAGGGCGCTGAGATTTTAAAAAGTATTATTCCTGACCGGGTTCCGCGCCGGCATAAAAAGATCATGAAGAAAGCCAAGAAGGAATTATCGGAAAAGCAAAAAGCATTTCTCGCTAAGCAGCATGCGGTGCAAAAAGAAGCGATAGCCAAAGACCCGAGTAAAAGATTTTTTGGCAGCAACGATCCGAATCGGAAAAAAGAGGAACCGGAAGTCGAACCTCCCGAAGACGATAGTGATGATGGAATCCTCAACGCCAAAGAAATAAAACTGCGTGAAGACCTGAAATGGGTTCTGGCGAAATTAGGTGGGCGGAATAAAATCTTGAAACGCGCAAAGAAGAGTGAAGCGCTGCAGGATGTTATTATCAAAGAATTACTCAAGGTGGAAGTTAAGGAAATGGAAGCACGCCTTCGTTTGAAGATACCACAGGGACAGAACTCTGGATTCTTTTTTGTGATCAGCGGATTAAAAAACGATGCGGAAAAACTAAAAACCGCTATGCCATCAGGGGCGGATCTTAAGTTCCTTGAGAGTGTTATTAATCCAGAAGGGCAATTGATAGATATAAAAAAAGAAGAAGAAGAATGAAAATTTGTTCAAAATGTGGTCAACCAAAAGAAGCAACTCTAGTTTATTTTCACAGGGATAAATATTCCAACGATGGCTTATATTCTATTTGCAAGGGCTGTAAGAATAAAACATCTTTCAACTGGAGAATAAATAATCCATCGAAGAACCAAGCAGCGCAGGATATATGGCGCGCAGCACATCCAGGATATTCAAATAATTGGCGTTTATCGCATCCAGAGAGGATGAAAGAATTAACAAAAAAATGGGAGTTAAAGCACCCAGAAAAAAGAAGTGTAATAACGGCAAAGTATCGGGAAGCAAACATGGAGAAAATAAAAACAGCAACTAAAAAATGGCGGACAAATAATCCGGAAGTGGTTCGAGCAATAGAGAAACGAAGGGGAACAAAAAGGAGAAGTTCTTTAAAATACAGACTGAGACAGTCTATATCGGGAGGAATTTCACATTCTCTTCATGGGGCTAAGAATAAACAGACGTGGGAATCTTTGGTAAAATTTACAATTGACCAACTCAAGTGCCACCTTGAGAAGTTGTTTAAGCCGGGGATGACTTGGGAGAATTACGGTACTGTTTGGGAAATAGATCATAAGATCCCTATTGCTGTTTTTAACTTTGAAAAACCGGAAGATATAGATTTTCGCATTTGTTGGTCTTTGAAAAACTTACAACCATTGGAGTGTTCAAAGAATAGGAGTAAGCGAGCTACTTTAGAAAAACCATTCCAGCCATCACTTTGCATAGGAGGATAAGATGAACCCATACGCAGTTTGGTTTCCACCTTTCGACAGAAGCAGCGGCGGTATCGTCGTCTTAAACAGACTTGCAGTAGAATTGCAAAAAAGAGGACAAGTCGTTTTCACAAATCAGCCAATTCAGAACCCAAAGTGGGAGAGGATTCCTCTTTGGGGAAGTAATGATGAAAATGCAATTGCTGTTCTACCAGAAATTTTATTTAATAATCCGTTTCACACTAAAACAGTAGTTCATTATTTATTAAATTTACCAGGGGTTTGTGGTGGGCCAACAAGTATTCCTACGGACGGAATTTGCTATACTTACTCAAAACTTTTCAATACAAAGTTGGGACTTCCCCCAGAGCGTGTCATGTTAATTCCTCACATTGATCTTGATGTTTTCTATGATGGGAAACTTCCTCGGCACGGTAGACTGGTCTATCGTGGCAAAAGCAGACAGGAGGCCACGAGCCTTAACGACCCGTTGGTTCTTTACCCACTACTGGGAGGGAAAGAAGATTTTCGCGGTGATGAGGGCCAGTGCCGCCTTGCCTATAAACTGAACCGCTGTGAGATGTTATACTGTTACGATTCAGTCACAGCGATAACGGAGATTGCAAGACTCTGCGGATGTCCGGTGGTCTTGATGCCTGACAATACCTGGACGTGGCAGGAGTACAGGGAACATGAATTTTGGGGTTCTGGCGGTCTGGGTTTTTGTACCATTGAAGCGCCTCTGGCCAGGAGCACGATGAACAGCGATCTGATGAGATCAGACTACATTGAGGCGGAGAAGAATTTTCAACTGAAACTTACAGAGTTTATAAAAATTACACAGGAGGCGTAACATGGTAAAGGAGATGAAAATAAAGTTGCACAGAGAAGTTCATGGCGGTATCATTGATCACCTTTTTACGAAAATTGAAAAAGACAGCATATTCTCTTATCCTTATCCGGTGGGTAGCGAAGAGATAAAGGGTTTGATAAAATTTTGTGACGAAAACAAATTAGAGTTCATAATCAGATATTATCCTGGGCACACAATAGAAATTGAAATATTTGAAAAAGGAAAATATCACAAAAACAATGATGAATTAATTCCTCTGTCGATGGCCATGAAAGGAGGTCGCGCATGAGAGCACTCATAACCGGTTCGACTGGCTTCATCGGGAAAAATCTTTGTGAATATCTTGAGAATCATGGAATTGAATTCGACACGGTAGGCCGTGATTGGCTCGTGCCGATTGGGTATAATTACGATTTTATTTTTTACCTCGCCGGCGAAGTCCGTAAAACGGAAGACATGTTTGATGCCAATGTGAATCTGCTCTACAAAATGCTCTGTCGATTTATTCACATGAAAGATTCTATTTTTGTTTATGTGGGGTCATCTTCAGAGTACGGTCCCATGGGCGTCTCAATGCAAGAGTCTGATCTCATAAATCCCACTAATCTTTATGATGCAACGAAAGGCATGGGCACTTTGCTCTGTCAGGGGTTTGCGCGGCAATTTGAAAAGATGATTGTCATTGTCCGGCCATCATCGGTGTACGGAAAATATGAACGCCCAGAAAAATTTATCCCAACTGTAATTCGGAAGATAGTCGCAGGCGAAGCAATCGATCTCTATCCCGGCGTTCACGATTGGGTTCATGTTGAAGATTTTATTGACGCGATATTCACAATTATGGAAGATGCACCCTCCCTGTGTGGTCCGATTTATAATGTGAGTTCGGGGATTGAATATACGAATTCTGTAATTGTTGAGGTGATCGCAAAAGCAATGGGAAAGGAGCCTCACATTAATTATCATACGGGCAAACTCCACAAGCACTGTACCGATTCATGGTGTGTCGATAATTCAAAATTAAGGGCACTAGGATGGACGCAGGAATATACCCTTAAGGCAGGATTGACAAAAACGGTCAAGGAAATATTGGAGGGGATGTAATGAAAAAAATAAAAAGAAATAGTTGGAATATCTGGCAGCAGTCTTGTTTTTTAATTCTTCTTGTTTTTTCAAGAATTTGTGAATTAATAAAATTTATAAAAGCTAGGCCGTGGTTAATAAAGGAAAGAGCGTTTGAGTGGTATTTTGATAAAGCGACAAAAACATCTATTCAACTCCTCAAATGTGTTCCTTGGTATGAACTCAAACTACCAACCTTTCAAGAGGCAATGAAAAAAGAACAGGAGCGCAGAAAAACTGGAATATAGCCTTAAAGAAGGATTGGAGAAAACAGTCAAGGATATACTGTTGATAATGAATGGACTGGAGGAGATGTCATGACAAACGGGAAACGGGCATACGCGCTAGAAGGGCGGGAAAAGAAGATAATTGATTACACGCAGCAAATTAAGTTGTTGATTGACCGCGTGAACCTGAATCCCTTGGCTGTAGATTATTCGGAAGAACTGAAACGGCTACATCGGAAACATCCAAAAGATAAGGGATTAATTCTTGTTGCCGAAAGAGAGGCCTATAAAAAGGAGAAAAAATGAGATATTTTTTCTACAAGTGGATAATGAGAATAACGCATCATTTCAACTGGCATTATGCTCCACCAATTTACCCAGACGGGGATATTCAACTGTGGTGTAAGTGGTGCGGGTTTAGACAAACAATCAGGAGAAGAAATGAAATCAATAAATTGGTATAAACGAAAAATACTTGAGCACAGCTACGAAAATCAACTGGCGCATATCTCAAGTTGTCTGAATGCAGTTGAGCCGCTTGTGGATATTTATTCAAAGAAAAAGCCGGAAGACAAAGTTGTCCTATCTTGTGGCCACTCGTACTTGGCTTTGCGAGTCATTTTGGAAGATTTGGGAGTGGATGTTCCCAAGGATTTTCGCACCCATCCTGATCGCGGAATAGGCATAGATTGCAGCACCGGAAGCCTCGGCATGGGCTTTCCAATAGCCTTGGGCATGGCGTTGGCGCGGCCGGAGATTACAGTGTATTGTATTTGCTCGGACGGGGAGTTTTGTGAAGGATCGTGTTTTGAAGCATTAAGACTCATGGAAGATTTGCCAGTAAAAAATGTAAAACTTTTTGTAATAATGAATGGCTATTCAGCTTATGATAAAGTAGACACCGATAAACTTGAAAGTAGAATAGTAGCATTTTCCAGAAGGGTGACTTTTTACAGGGCAGTACATCCTCCGTATCTTGAAGGTGTTTCCGGACATTATCACAAACTTGACAATCCAGAATATTTGGCGTTAAAGGAGTTTTATAATGACTAAAAAAGTAGAAAAATACAGAGTAGATTGTTGCAATCCTGAATGTGGATGGACAGGTTATTCCACTGAATGTGTCAGGTGGAAGCATTACACTGGAGAGATTTTATGCCCAGAGTGTCACGAGGTAGTCGAGGCGGTGGCCGATGAGAAATAGTTTTGCGAGCGAACTTTTGGAATTGATGTGGGCTTTTAACGGAGTGATGGCTTCGGGGTGGAAATGGAAAGACCTTGATCGGGGGAAATATGATGGTGTGGCGCTTCTTCTTGGTGATGTTGGCTATGGAGTTTTTGATAAGGTGCGTGAAAAATTCCCTGGGTGGGTAATTAACTGCGGAGCTGCAGAACATACCATGTTGGCGATGGCAGTCGGCATGGCTATCGAAAAAAGAATGATTGTTTTCGCCTACACGATCACGCCCTTTCTCCTCTGGCGTGGCGCTGAGGTCATCCGGAATTATATTCACCATGAAGAGATTCCGGTGAAACTCGTGGGAAGTGGACGCTGGCGGGAGTACGAAAAAGATGGCTATTCACATTGCTGTCTAGAAGATATTGACTTGCTCCGGGATTTGTTTTACAATATAGAAACGTATCGGCCGCAGAAAAAAGAGGATATACCGAAGATGTTTCAGGACATGGTGACGAACGGCAAACCCAGCTACATGAATTTAAGCAGGTACTAATGGCAGAACCCTACAAAATAGTATATTCTTATAACGACGTTCCCACTATCAAGAAGTTTGCGCAAAGTAATAAGCGAATCAAAGGGTTACTTGGGCCATTCGCTAGCGGGAAGTCGAGCGGCTGTTTGATGGAAATCATCAGGCGCGCCCATGAGCAGGCACCTTCTCAGGATGGAATCAGAAGAACACGATGGGCGATAATTCGTAATTGTTTTGATGATCAGACCGAGGTCCTCACTGAAAAGCGTGGGTGGCAATTATTTAAAGATTTGGTGCCAGAAGATAAAATAGCGAGTCAAGAAAAAGGCAATGAATTAGTTTTTGTTACGCCTTCTTTTTATTATTCTTCGCCCTATAAGGGAGAGATGATTGGATATGAAAACAGGAATATTGATTTCTTGGTAACGCCGGATCATCGTCTCTACGCGTCTATGATTAACGGTAGAACGAAAAAAATGTATGGTTATGAATTTTATAAAGCTGGTGATATTTATGGAATGACTCATTATAGATTTAAGAAAAATATAGAAAAATATAATGGTGGTTTTTCTGAGTTTTCGGAAAGAATGTTTGAGTTTTTTGGTTTTTGGTTTGCGGAAGGTTATGTCGGGAAATACCCAAGAAAAGATACACATGGTTATCATTGGAGGCTTACGGTATCACAAAAAGAAAACATAAAATATGTGACCGAATTACTTGATGCTTGTGGTTTTAAATACGGGCGAAACAAAAACACAAACAGTTCAGCGTACAATTATTGTGTGTATGTAAACGATGATATTAAATTATTAATTGAAAAGCTTTTACCGTGTGGCAACTCAAGAACAAAACATCTACCTGATTGGATAAAAAATGCTCCGAGCAGCCACCTGCAAGCGTTTCTCAGAGGTTACGAAAAAGGCGATGGCCATACACGAACTCATAAAAACGACTCCACAAGATTGTATACTTCTTCAGAAAAATTAGCGAATGATTTACAGGAGATTATTTTAAGGTCTGGAGGAAGTGCAAGTTTAAATAGATACATCGCTAAGCGACGGATTGGTAGTTTCTTAAGTCAAGGTTTTTACTTTATTTTGACGGTACATCAAGCGAATCAATATCTACCACAAACTTCGAGAAAAAATAATTGGTATAAACAACAATACGATGGGCTGGTCTATTGCGTAGAAGTTCCAAGTCACGTTGTTGTTACACGGCGCAACTATGTAATATCACTAAGTTCTCAGACCTACGCCCAATTAAAAGATACGACTATCCGCACAGTGATGGATTGGCTTCCTGAAACTGTCTTTGGCGAGTATTCGGTGACTAACCATATTTACACAATCACAAAATTCCCCGGTGTTCATATTGAATTGCTTTTCCGCGCCCTTGATCGGCCAGAGCAGGTTGCTAATTTGCTTTCCTTGGAATTAACCGGAGCGTGGGTAAACGAAGCGAGAGAAATTCCTTGGGCAATTATAGATGCTCTTGATGGTCGTATCAATCGATACCCAGGGAAGAAAGATGGGGGCTGTACTTGGTGCGGAATTATTATGGATACTAACCCGCCGGATGAAAACAGCGAGTGGTTTAAATTCTTTGAGGTGAACAAACCAATAACCGCGGCAATCTTCAAGCAACCTTCCGGGCTTTCTAACAAAGCCGAGAACCTGAAAAACCTCGCCAAAAATTATTATAAAGATTTAGCTATTGGCAAATCTCCTCAATATGTTCGTGTCTATATTGAGGGCCAGTATGGATACACATCAGAAGGTAAACTCGTTATCGAACAGTTCAATGACAATACGCATATTGCATTGTCTGTTATTCAGCCGCTAAAGACTCAGCCTTTGATTTGTGGATTTGACTTTGGTCTCAATCCGACGCTTATCCTTGCCCAGATAACTCCGCGTGGCCGGCTTCTTATTATTGATGAATTGGTTTCTGATGGGATGGATCTTGAAATCTTTTTAAATACTATCGCAATTCCGCAGATGAGAATGAAATATTTTGGGATAGCAATTCAAGGCGGTTATGGTGATCCCTCAGGCTCTTCCAGAGCGCCTACGGATTCATCAACGTGTTTTGAGGTATTAAGGAACAATGGGTTTCGCCTGGTGCGGCCATGTCCGACAAACGCATTGTTACCGCGCGTCGCCGCTGTGCAAGGGTTTCTAACCAGAATGATTGATGGTGAACCGGCAATAGTTATTTCACCTGCATGCGTTATGCTCAGGAAGGCACTCAATGGAGGATATCATCGGAAGAAAATTCCAGGAACAATAAATGAATATTCGGATGAGCCTTTTAAAAATATATTTTCTCACCCGGCGGAAGCCTTGCAATATCTTTGTTATTATGTAAATGATTTAAGGAAAAGAACGGAACGCAGCGATAAGTTATTGGGACAAACAGGTTTGAAATCAAGAGGGCCGGTCTCGTCAGAAACGGGGATGCTATAGGAGGCGTTATGGACGTGGTAAAAAGTGCAGAAGATAATCATGAGAGTCAGGAAGAAGAACAACTAGATCCTACCAGCGATGATGCTAAAAAACAAGCGTGGATGGAAGTTCTCGGCGTAAAACTCAGGGGAAAGTTTGATAAAAACGATGCTAATCGTCGGCCAAAAGAAATTGAATGGTTGGCGGATCTCCGGCAGATACACGGGATTTATGATCAGGACGTAATAATTGAAAAAAATAATTCACATGCCTACCCCAAGATAACACGAGCCAAAGTTAAATCTGTTTTATCCAGACTCAACAATATGCTTTTCCCTTCCACGGATCGCAATTTCACAATTGAACCCTCACCAGAGCCGGAAGTTGCACCAGAAATAGCAAAACAGTTAGGGCAAATGATTATTCAGCAAAAAAACCAAGAAGCCATGGCTCAGGCACAACAAACCCAGACGCAGCCACAACCGTTAGATCCTCAAGAACTTCAAGTTCTGTTGGCCGAGGCAATAAAGAAATATGCTGAAGCAAGCAGTGACAAGATGCAGAATGAAATAGACGAGCAATTACTTGAAACTCGTTATGTTGATGAAGCGAAGCAGGTTTTGAGTTCGGCGATTACTTTCGGGACTGGTATCATCCGTGGCCCAATGGTGCAGACAATCAAAACAAAGGAATGGCATTTTGCAGAAGGGAAATTTGTTTCTAAAAAAGTAAATAAAAAATATCCTATTTTTAAATTCACGCGGATCTGGGATTGGTATCCCGACATGGGCGTAACAGATGCGGATAAAACCGAAGGGTATTTTGAGCGTCATGTTATGACTAAACTGGAAATGCAGGAATTGGCGAAGCGAAAGGATTTTTACGGTAAAATTATTAAAGAGTATCTGGAAACAAAACCCAAAGGGGATGCTCAAATGAAAGAGTTTGAGCAAGAGCTCCAGGATATTGATGCGCAAAATAAACGGCAAACCGGTAGTGTCCGTGTTATCGGCAATAATTATGAAGTTCTGGAGTTTTGGGGGATGCTCGATGATCCTGACGGTACTGCTGTTGAAATGGAGGCATGGGTTCTTGGAAATAAAGTAATCAAGATAAAAGAAAATGAGATTGCTGATGGCAAACGTCCTCACCGTCTTTTTTATTATGAAAAAGATGAAACAAGTATTTTTGGAGAAGGCCTTCCTATAATCATTCGCCACAGTCAAATGGCTGTTGCTGCAGCCGCTCGTGGAGTGCTTGACAACGCGGCCTGTGTTGCAGGACCTCAAGTTGAAGCGAACATTTCTCTTCTTATTGACGGACAAGCTATTGATTCATTTTATGCCAGAAAAATATGGTACAGAGAGGGATATGGCAATGATGCTCAATACCCGGCGCTTCGAGCAGTTGAATTCAATTCGCATATCCCAGAAATCTTAAATATTATGAATACATTCCTTGAAATCGGTGATCTCGAGAGCTGTTTGCCGCGGTGGATGATCAGCGAGCCTCCTAAAAGCGGGAATGAACCGGTCGGTTCTGTTTCAATGAGAATGAGTAACATAACCGTTTCGTTGGAAGATATTGTGAAAAACTTTGATGCTTTCACCACGGAAGTAATTGGAGCAGCTTATCAGTGGAACATGGAATTCAATCCACGCAATGACATCAAAGGCGGATTTGTGGTTAAGGCTCAGGGTTCGAGCAGCTTAATTACAAAAGAAGTCCGGATGCAGGCGCTCAATTTATTGTCCACAACATTGACGCCCGAAGAGCGCTGTTATGTGCCGGCCAGAGATTTTCTGGTTGCACGGTGGAAGTCTCATGATCTCCCAATCGAAATGCTTCGTACTGAAGACGAAGCCAAACCATATGTTGCGGCGTTAAATGATCCCGAGATGAAGAAACTGGAGATGGAAGTTCAAAAAGCCGAAATCGATTATAAAAAGGCCATGACCCTGAAGGCGACTGCCCAGGCGAAAGATAAAAACTCGGATGCCAATTTGAAAAAGCCAACGGCGGATTCGGCCAACGATCTGACAAAGGCAAAAACACTAAAAACTCATGCCGATGTTGCTGGAATGATTCACGATAAAGTTAATGCGGGAGGGGATGATGGAAAAGGGCAATAAAGCTTCTATCATTGCACAGATATGGGAGCGTCAAGATAGCGAATTATTTAGGTTATTTATCGCCCTGACGGATGCTTTAATTGATGAACAACGCGAAAAGATTGATACTGCTCCCGTAACTGATATTCAAAACATTCAGGGGAGAATAGTGCAATTAAAGTATTTAAAGGACACGTTTACTAAAAAACCAATAATACAAAAACAGGAGGGATGAAAATGAACGAGTACCTCAGAACATGGACAACAAAAAAAGAAATCGAGTATTTGCAGAAGATTGGAACCTATTCGCCATTTCGCCACGCTCCGAGTTCGCGGCGAATAATGTTGAAAAAATACATATCTGCGTTGAACTTACGGGAGAAATGGGATTCCCTTAGTAAAAAAGAAATACTCTTTGCGGCCACTGAAATGTTAAATTCTTGCTAAAATAGCCAAAAAGATAAAATAGGGTATTGACAGAGTGTGTCAATTTTGCCACAGTACCAACAGATGGCGATTTTGACACACTTTTTTATTTTAGACATAAAGAGAGGGTATTGTGGCTAAAAAAGTAGAACCAGTTAAGAATGAGCTTTCCGATCTGCCACCTGAAACGGAGAGCGTGTTGGATGAGGCTTTTGCGGATGGATCTACAGGCTTATCAGATTCGGAAAAGGGATCTGAGTCAGAGGATCGGGGTACATCTGGAGAGAATATCTCCGAGAGTACATCCGGAACCGATGGCCAGGTACAGCCGAAGGAAGAATCTGGGGATGCAGGGACATCAGGGAGCGAGGACTATAAGCAGCAATATTTGACTCTTCAGGGGATCTATAAAAAAGATAAAGAAGAAAAGGAAACCCTGACGACTAAATTAGATTCTCTGCAGGCAAAATTGACAGAGATCGAAAAACTGCAGGAAGGTACCAAAACTCAACAGGCAAGAGCAGAAAAGAAAAAGGAAAATCTGGCAGAATTCCTTTTGAAACTTTATGACGACCTACCCGATGAAGAAAAAGCGGAGTTGTCGAAATACGATGAAGAGTTCGATGTAGTTAGTAAGTCGGAGCAGAAGAAAAGAGCAATATTTGCGAAAAAGATATCTTCTTATATTGATGAAGCTATTGAAACTTCAAATAAAACTCTGCTTAATACTTTGGCTCCGTTCCTCATGGCTTCTGAAAAGACGTCTGAGGAAACTCACTTTACCTCCATCAAAACTGCTCATCCGGATTACGAGAAGTATCGGGACGATGGGTCGTTAAAGGGTTGGGTTGACAAACAACCAAAATTTTTGCGGACAGCCTTGCAAAAGGTTTTTGATGAAGGCGACACGCAGGATGTAATTGACCTCTATTCCCGATTTAAAAAAGATAACAATATTGGGACTCAGGTAACTACCAGCACAAAAACGGCCACTCAAATGGATGAAAAAACACAGGAAAAGCTTCAATCGCAAGAAATAGTCGATTCCGGGAGGAAACCGGTTGGCACTAAAAGTGGTGTCGGCAACAAGGAAGACTTTGAAGGCGCCTTTGAAGAAGCTGCTGTGGTTGCTGGTATAAAATAGTTCCTGATCTCTTATCGAGAATAGGAGGATCTAATGAATACAACTGTTTACGGTGATATTTCACCGCGGACCGCAGCCTACGCAGCAGTAGAATTGTTAAAACGCGGCATGCCTTACATGCTGCTCGAAAAATTTGGGCAGATGAAACCGCTTCCAGGCAACAAATCAACTACGATTAAATTCCGTCGTTATGAACATCTTCCCCTTACGCTTACACCGTTGGTAGAAGGTGTTACTCCACCCGCCCAAAAACTGACATACACCGATATTACCGCAACCTTGCAGCAATTTGGTAATGTCGTGGCCATTTCCGATGTCATCGCAGATACCCATGAAGATCCTGTCTTCCAGGAAGCACAGAATGTTCTTGGTGAACAAGCGGCCATGACCATCGAAACTTACCGGTTTAACCAGTTGAAAGCCGGCAGTAATGTGTTTTATGCCGGCAGTGTGGCGCTTCAGTCGTCAATTGTGAGCCCGGTTAATAGGCCTGACCAACGTCGGATCGTCCGCTCCATGGAACGCCAGTTTGCTGGCCATATCACTTCGATTATCCGATCCACTCCGAATTTCAATACCGAGAACGTCCTACCCTGTTTCGTGGCACTTTGCCATGTTGATCTGAAGTCCGATGTTCGTGCTATGCCTGGTTTTATCGATGTTAAAGATTACGGCCAGATTCCGCCTTTTGAGTCTGAAATCGGCGCCGTTGAAGATGTGCGGTATCTCCACAGCCAGATTTTCCAGTCTTGGCCGGACTCCGGCGGAACTGCATCAACAAGTGGGGCTAATCCGACCGGATTGATTACAACTTCCGGTACCTCGGCCGATATCTATCCTATACTGTATGTTGGCAAGGATAGTTTTGGACTGGTTGCGCTGAAAGGTAAATATGCCATCACTCCGATGGTTATTAATCCTTCGCCTTCGAAGTCCGATCCTCTGGGGCAGCGCGGATCAGTTTCTTGGAAAACCATGCAAACTGCTGTCATTCTTAATGACGCATGGTTTACGGTTTATGAGTGCGCGGCGAGTAACTAATTAACTATTTCTAACCTTTTACATGGTTAGTGTAATTTTACACAGCAAAAATAGGAGGAAACATTATGGGTGACATAATTGAAAATCAATTAGCTCAACAGAAAGTATGGAATTCGGGCTATGCAAATTTGAGCCAACCGATAGTTGCAAAGCGTTCGGCGTTCATGGCTTTCATGGACGAGTCTGATCGCAGGGCTCTGTCGGGGATCAACAATAGGGTAGTTACACATCCGCAACTGGTACTGGGAACTGGCGGTGGTTCGGGTGGAGTCGTCGGTATCGCCTTGACTACTGTGGGCTCTGTTATCATTGATGGTATGCTGTGCGCAGGAACCGCCAATACCAATATTCAGTTCCCCGCATCTTTGGGAACTCAAGGCACTGGGACCTATTGTAAATATTTGGTATCAATGGATAAAAATGGAAAAGTAACCATTACCAAAGGAAACGAGTCCGCCGCTGGTACTGCTGGTACCTATTACGGGTACGGGACTCCTGCACTGGCCCCCGGAGCATTTATGCCTGACCTACCTCAACAGAATTGCGCAATCGGATATGTTGAGATTTTTACCGGAGCAACAGCGTTTACGTCCGGCGTCGGTGCGATAAACTCTGGGGTTTCTTCAATGAACATCGTCCAGTTGTATAATATGCCGATTTACGAGCCGTAATCGGTATTGCGTTAATCATGGAGTGACGCCATCGGTGTAGTCGATGGCGTCACTTTAACTAATTAAAAAGAGGGCAAAAAAATGATAAAAGATGCAATTAGCGGAATTAACGTCGGCGGGGATGGGATAATCCCGAGAGAAAACCCAACGGTTTTGGCTGGTCATGAGAAACCGAATATTTCGGTAAACAATGAGAACGTGGAAATTGGTGGTGATTTTGATCCTACTTTCTTTACCCACGCTGGAGGGCATAAGAGGAAGTGGATTATTCTTCGGGAAACTGGCCGCGCAAACGAAAGTAAACGGCCTTTCATTTCTTTGAACACATATAACATGTGGATCACAAAGAATACTCCCGTGGAATTACCGGTACCGGTTATCAACATGATGAAAAAGTGCATCTACACTGAAGTCGAACGTGATGAAGAAACCGGTGTGGAATCTGTGCGTCATATTCCACGTTTTAACATAGAAATCTTAGCGGGGCCTCCGAGCGATGATTCTAACCCAATTACTTAATATACTTAGGGCAGAGTTTCTTGATGATGTTGTTGAGCCCTATCTCTGGTCAGATCCCGAATTGGTTTTTGATATTCGGGAAGCTCAGGATGAAGCTACCAGACGAGCTCATTTAATCATTGAGGAACATAATCCGGCGGTTTGTCAAATTCCAATTCAGGTAGGCGTTTCTTGGTATCCTTTGCATGATAAGGTTTTGCTTGTTAAAAGAGCAAAATTTGGTACCTCGTTTCAACATTCATATCCCTTGAGACAAACAACGCGTAGCCGGATGGATCAAGAACATCCTGGGTGGTCTGGGCGACACGGGCAGGTTGGAGCATACATAATTGAAAACGAAGGCGAGATTATGTTTGTTGGGGCTTCAATCGAAGCGGGGACTGCGTTTCTTCAGGTTTCAAGACTTCCGCTTAATGAATTGACGTTAAATTCAAATCTAACCGGAACTGCAGGATACGGAATTACTTATCCTGAAATTCCTGAGCGGTATCATAGAAAAATGCTTTACTGGGCAGCGCATTTGGCTTTTTTGAAAAACGATTCGGAAACATTTAATCTCCAGAAATCAGAATTATACGAAAAGAAGTTTGAACAGCATTTTGGCAAAGCGGTTTCGGCAAAGACCGAAAGGTTCATGAGAAGTAATAATTTGGATAGCGCGCGCATGAGGTCGCGCCCTTTTGGTTCATAAATAGGAGGATAATAAGATGGCTATCGTGGCTTTGAGAAATTTAAGGGAAGCGATAAAAGCGGGGAATACAAACGTGATTGGCACTGCTTTTCAGGCTGGCACATCCGGGACGAGCGGCACTGGGGTTACGAGCGGTACTGGTGGAACGTCCGGGACGAGCGGCACGAGCGGCACAACTCATTAATAAATAGTTGGCCTTTTTTGGAGGACATGAAAATGGCTATTAATGCAATAAAAAGATTACAGGAAGAGCTTAATGCGAGAAATACCGCTTGTCTTGGAACTGCAATATTCAGTACCTCAGGGCGCAGTAATACAGCAGGAACCAGCGGCACGTCCGGCGGAAAAGGGACCAGCGGTAGCAGTGGGACGTCAGGCACCGGCACATAAAAGGATTGGCAATGATTTTAGCTTCTCTATATTTTTGAGGTAGTAAAATAATGTTAACGAATCTTCGTATGATTAGGGGTGATTCTTATAATTGCACCCTTACTTTTTCAAATGAGCAAGGGCCAATTGACATCACCGGGTGGAGTGTTTTTTTTACGTTGAAAAAAAACTGGCTACAGCCAGATTCCGAAGCAGCACTTCAAAAAATTATTACTCAGCATACAAATCCTACTCAGGGGCAAACAGCATTAACTTTGCTTCCGGCGGATACTCAACAATTATTTCCTGGAGATTATGATTTTGATATTCAGGCGGTGGATACCTCTGGAAATGTCTATACCGTGCTGCGAGGAAAATTCACTATTGAATATGATGTGACGGACAGTGCTGGTACAGCAGGTACTTCGGGTACAACGGGATTGAATTGATGATTGAAAATATAAATGTCATTATAAAAGAAGCTCCTGTGATCAAGGTTGGAATTTCTCAATCTCAGCCGATCAATGTCAGTTTGGCAAGTGGGCTTCCGGGGAAGTCAGGCTCTTCCGGCAAAGATGGCACCTTCTTCGGTTCTTCAGGCACAGGCGGGTCTAGCGGTACTTCAGGCACCAGTTCTGTCTCCACTTCGGGAACGTCTGGGACGTCATTCATCGGCAGTTCCGGCACCAGTTCAACGTCCGGATCATCCGGAACCTCTTGGGTTTCAACCTCCGGTACCAGCGGGTCCAACTCGACGTCCGGCAGTAGTGGCACGAGCGGGATTGGGATAGCGGGGTCTTCGGGGATCTCCGGTACTTCAGGGAGTAGTGGCTCTTCCAGCACGAGCGGCACGTCTTCTTTTTCAACCTCAGGCACGAGCGGCAGTTCCGGCACGTCTTCAAATGTTACGTCAGGGACATCCGGTCGAGATGGAGCATCACTTGGCACGTCCGGCACCAGCGGTACCTCGGGGACGAGTAGCCTTGGTATTCCAGGAACAGGGGGCACGTCAGGCAGCTCGGGTATTGCCGGTAGTTCCGGGACGAGTTCGGTTGGGACTTCAGGCACGAGCGGGTCTTCGGGCACCACTTGGATTTCCACGAGTGGTTCATCTGGGACATCTTCAATAAGCACGTCCGGAAGCAGCGGTTCGAGTTCCACGAGCGGTACGTCAGGATTTGGCACAAGTGGCACGTCCGGAAGCTCGGGCACTTCGGCTCCAGCAGGCAGCTCGGGCACGTCGTTCATTGGTACGTCTGGCTCCAGCGGTAGCAGCGGTACCACGCCAGTATCAACAAGCGGTACGAGTGGAACCCGTGGTACCAGCGGTAGCTCCGGGACGAGTGGCACCCCTTGGATTTCCACCTCAGGGACGAGCGGTACCACATGGGTATCAACTTCAGGTACGTCCGGGACCTCTTCCACCAGCGGCACGTCTTCTTTTTCGACAGGAGGCACGAGTGGCAGTTCCGGCACCAGTTCAACGTCCGGGTCTTCCGGTACCTCTTGGGTTTCGACCTCTGGTACCAGTGGGTCCAACTCGACGTCCGGCAGTAGCGGCACCAGCGGGTCATCAGGGACGAGTTCGATTTCAACGAGTGGCACGAGCGGCGTGGCAGGGTCTTCCGGCACATCGGCGATTTCAACGTCAGGTTCGTCAGGCACGTCTTCAACCAGTGGGACTTCGGGGACAAGTTCGACATCCGGCACCTCTGGCACTGGCAACTTCCTCGGTGCTACAACTGTTCCCGTAGCTGCCACAAACGGAACATTTTCTTTAAACTTTGCATGGGGAAATGGCTTTTCGGGAACGATGTCGACAACTGGACACATAGTCACTTTTTCCAATCCCACTGAGGGGCAAGTTTACCGATTCCGAATCGTGCAAGGAGCGTCAGGGACAAAGGGCATTGCACAGGGGACTACAGGCTGGCCACAACTGGCGGGGACTAGCGGAACATGGCTCGGCGGCGGGACTTCACCGACGAACTCAACATCACCGAACGTGAGCGATGTTGTGACTATCTGGTATGTGAACGGATATTATTTAGCGAGCTTCACTTCAGCGTAAGAGAGAAAGTATGTATTTTAAAATTGAAAAATCAGGCTGTTGTCATGACCGAGGATTATGTCAGATTCGTTATGATCTTTATCATGAGCCGGGTGAATCTGGTTATGAAGAACACCATGTTCAAGTTCCAGTAATACCAGATGGCACTATAATTCCAACTTTTGATAGTAGCGAAACTGAAAAGGTTTGGTTTAATCAATTCCCTAAACAGTGGCAAGATAACCCATTCTGTTGTCACTTTATCCAAGCGCAGCCTACGATCACGGATGAAGAAATTTTATATGTGGGTGAGCTTGCTCTGAATATGTCTCATGAGAATTTTGTTTCTGGACATTTAGAATGGAATACAAATCAACTGGTGAAATTTAATATCCATTCTCCAGAGCATTGTGAAAATAGAATCTCTAAAATTAAAGGAACTGATTTTACGACAGTTCCAATTAAGTCTAAAGTTCCTTACAAGGTGAAGTAAATGAGTATTACCTTAGGAATATTACCAGTAAGTCCAAATATCCATGATACAACTGGAAAAACCGAGATTTGCTTAGATAATCCTTCCGGGTCTAATGGTCTTATTACAACTGTTAAGATTTGGGTTTATGGTGCTGGGACTTTTACCGTGGCAACCTTTTA